GTTTGTCCTGCCCTGCGGGGATAGAGCCGACGATTACGTTATCTTTGGGATCTTCTTCGAGTCCCTCAAAGAGTGGCTCTTGTTGTATACTTGCGGGCCATATAGCCATTATCTATTCACCCCTTGTGCTGATACGTTAAATACTGTTTTCATCATGCTATTAAGATCCCCGTTGTAGCCTGCCTGGTTAATTTTGTTGGTGATCATAATGTCAAGGACATCCCCATTTACAGAGGTTGATTCTGTTGCTGTGATGGAGGCGTCTGACTTATTGATAATGTTAACGATCATCTTGCCTCCCCCACCTGTGGCTGCGACTCCCATTTTACCGTTTATAGTGGTTAACGGTAATACGGCTTCCGCTCCTGCCTCGCCCATTAATGCGACTGTAGGAGATGCGATTATACCGCCGTTAGCATGAGGAAGTGGCACCATTTCAAGATCTGCCATTATGCCCGATGGTTTAGCTGCACTTGATGAGCCTCCACCGCTAAATAAGCCACCCAATATACTCATTGCTAAGTTCTGCGCTTTGAGTTTAAAGAAGTCTTTTAATATACTATTGACCATGCTTGTGAATGATACTTTTGTACCTTCTGCAAAGTCGTCTATAGCGCTAGATACGCCTCTGAATGTGGCAGTCATACCCATAGAGGCGTCTTCTGTCACCTCAAAGGCTTGCTTTGCACCCTCACCGATGGCTGACCATGACGTTACTATCTCAGGAACTACAGACTTAACGCCTGCGCTTATGTCTTGACCGAGCATTGACCAATAAGCATCCGAGTTAGTGTCGTCTAGCGCTCCCTCAAATGCTTCATTTGCACTATCTACAAGAGCACGCCTTAATCGCTTGCCTGCCTCTTCGGAGCCATCCTTCAAACCATCCCAATCCGTATTATTAAGAGAGTCAACAAAATCGGTATCGGCACCAACATCAGGGCCAAAAACCAAGATATCTCTTGCTCTCGCTGCTGCTTCTAGTGCCTTCGTATAAAGCTTCAATGGATTATTAAGGCTGCTTATAAATGCGATTGCTTTGCCTGTGTCAGTCTCGTTGAAGTCCTTGACCGATGTAACGATCATAGTCATACCATTAGCAACATCTGTTAATGATGTGGCAACGTCTACAAGTCCAACCCTGACGAGACCATCAAAAGCCCCTTTAAGCTTTGTTACTGCGTCATTGGCTTTCTCTGATTCCTTTGCAAAGTCTGTGCCGATGGTGATGCCTAGTTGATCGGCTTCATCGGTCATCTTCTTGATGCCCTCTTTACCCTGTTTCAGCATGGGCAGAAGCTCGAACCCTGAACGACCAAAGATGTCAGAGGCAAAGGCGGCCTGTTGCGTGGAGTCGGTCATCTTAGAGATGGAGTCAGCAACATCAAGCATGATGGCGTCTAATGTTTTAAGTGAGCCATCTTCTTGTGTGACTGATATACCTAGTTCTTCAAATGCGTCTTTAGCTTCACCGACTCCATCTTTTGTATCGTTGGAATTTTTAGCAAGTGTTTTAAAAGCCTTTGAAAGTATGCCTACATTAGCGCCCGAAAGCTCCGCAGCATGGCCCATAGATGACAAAGCCTCAACCGTGACACCTGTTTTTTGTGCGAGCTTAGACATTGCATCGGCATCGTCAATCAAGCCTTTGCCGTAGTTAATGGCGGCCCTGAGAGCATAGCCCGTAAACATAGCACCCATGGCAGTCTTGACTTGTGCAACAGCCTTTTGAACGGCAGACATAGACGTTTTAATGTTCTTCTGTATCTTCCCGACATCCTTCGTGATCTGTGCGACATTGGCCCCTACTTGAATCTGTAAATTGCCGATCTTTGTTGCCATTGTCTAACCTTTCACCTGGTTGTTATGTCTGTCTACCCATGCCCTGATGTCTGCGTTCGATTTTACGGGGGGTTTAGGGGGTTCTTTTACTAGATGTGGATTGCCAAAAAACGACAGCCACTCCCCTATTTCAGAGGGGCTGTCTATTCCTCTGAGCAATTCTCCGACTGTTTTTCCGAGTCTGTGTGCAACGTGCATGGCTCTGAGCTTATAGACGTTTCCGACAAGTTTTTTTCTGCGCCCTTTATTGTGAACCCGTTAACCTCTGCGGCCCTGTTCATCAGCTCTGCAGCTTCCCTGAATGGCATTTCTTTGATCTCTTTAATGCTTAATGATGATGATAGAGAAACGATGATAATACCATTCTCAAGGCCATCTTCTCCGAGCAATTCATTGTGCATTTTCTGAAAGTTTGCCATGCTCATCTGTTTAATTTCAATAGTCATGCGTATACCTCCGCATTGTTAATAGGGGGCAGAGCGAGGTATCACCCCGCCCTGCACATTAATTATGTTCTTGTGATCTTGCTTGTGATCTCAAGCTGCGCTGATGATGTGTAGACTGTATCGGGTGTTACATCATTCAAAGGCACGTTGAGAACGAGAGCGGCAAATGTCAAGACCTCTGCGCCTATGTCTGTAAGTGTGACTCTAAAGTTGCCTGGATCTGTATCTGCAAGCAATGCTAGGAGTCTCTGCTGTGCTGCATCGGCGGGGTCATAGTTGAAGCCCAAAGTGCACTGACCCTCATCAATAAGCCCTTTTCTTTTCTCTTTTGCTGTGCTTTTCAGCGTTGTCACGTCGATGATCGTTGGTGTGCCACTGCCTAGACCTGTGATACTTGTGCCTACAAGCTCAAGCCATGAACCAGATACGGCAGACTCGACTTCAATCTTTGTCTGTTGTGCGTTGATTATTTCGCTCATTGTTAAAATCCTTCCTCAAAAATAGTATAGTCTTGAATTATCCGGTAAATGTCTCTCTCTGGCTCTGATTGGTCTAGTTGATTCTGAATATTCATGTCGTCCTTACAAGCTGCCCTTACGAGCCTTGCAAGTGGCCTTATCTGTTCGTAGGTCGATCCTACTATATCGATCTGCATACGCACAAAGCCTGCCCCTGTATCGCCCTTTAGCTCTGTTATTGGAGCCGTAGAGATACGTTGGTAAGTAATGTAAGGAAACGCCCCCGCCTGCACTGCCTGAATAGGTGTTACCCGTCCATCACAGAACGACTTGAGGAGGGAATAGATTAGTTCTTCAGGTGTCATACCTTGAACCTCAACTTATCAATCCTCTTCTGTGTTGCTACTCCGAACTTTGCTATAGCCTGTGTTGTGCTGTTGTCAAATGCAGGACGCATAAAGGGCTTAGCTCTTGATCCACGATGCCTTACTGACATAATAACTCTACCGCTAAAGTATAAGCCGCTGTGCTTGCTTGTTATTGTGTGTGGAGCGCTGCCAAACTCTACTAGATGACCGTATCTCAAGCCCTTGCCTGCGTGTACAATATATTCGATATGGCCTGCCTTAGCATATCTGCGGGTGGTCTTGATAGTGTCTCTTAAATGTATGCGCTTCTTTTTAGTCTTGATTCTATTCTGTGAGGCTGTATCAATGCCTTTACCATAAGGGCATCTAGCCTTTGCAGCTTTGGCAAATACGTTTGCAGCGTTACGAGTACCCGCCACAAAAGCATCACCCTTTAGTTTGTCAGGGAGACTAGCCATGTTTTTAATGAGCTGATCCAAGCCTTTAATTGCTTCGGGCATCTTGTGGCTCCTCTACTGTGCAAACTATAAAAGACTCTCTATATCTGCCGCCCTGCGCCTCATAAATGCCCTTAATCTGATAGATAACATCATTGAATCTAATTTTCATCCTGGCTGTTACATCTTCACGATATCTAACCTTGAAGACCACTGATGAGGCACTGACAACTTCTGCACCGATTACCCGCTCTGCTGTACCATTAACAACCTTTTGAGCAGGCAACCTCTTGAACAATAACCATGATGGTATATTTTCACCCGTGGCAGAGTTAACAAAATCAGCCCTATAAAGGACATCTATTCTTCTGTCAAGCCTGCCTGTGAGTAACATTATGCTGATGTACCTTCGCCAACGATAACAATAGTGTAAGATCCACCGCTTGCGCCTGCTGTAACAGTGATAAGATCGACTGTTCCGGCTGTAACTGTCCAGCCTGTTTTGGGAGCTGTCACCATGAAAGCGCCTGAGTCGTCAATCTTCGTAACATCGGAAGCGTCAGCCCATGGGCCGAGGAATCCATTAGCAGAAGCAGGACCGATCTCGATAGCCTCCGCATTGTCTGCGTCAGCCTGTACGAAAATAGCTTTCACTTTTGTGAATGTCAGAGTCTTGTTAAAATTGTCTTTGAGTGATCCCGCAAGATCAAGGTCTTCTGTTGCGCTGCCTGCGAGTGTTCGAGTGTCAGCAAATACGATCTGAGCCTTGTCATCCCCTGCGCCATCTGTCAAAGATGATACAAGTGATTCTGAAAATGAACCATCGGCAGGAAAGTCTCCACTGCCTGTGTTATCCGTGATCTGTACTGTAGTAACTAGCTTAGTTTTCATTTGTAGCTTACCATTAGCCTTTCTATTTCATAATTTTCTGCGGCATCTGCCGTAAATTTAAACCTAAATGCAATACCAACAGGCAGTGATAAAGCATATCTGACCTCTGCATCTGCGGTAAATGCAAAGCTGTTAGCAGGGCTGCAATCTTCCCAATACACTGTGCCGTCTGCGTCTACAGCGTAAGCCTGAACTGATACAGCGAAAGAAGTAGCCGATCCTGCGTCGATTTTAATGCTAAACGACTGGTTTTCAGTAGTCGCAAAGTTGAACCCTTTAGAGTACTTGTCAACGCCTGCGTAAACTGTTGTAATGTTCGTCGGGCTGATTGATGCTGTGCCTGTAGCCTCTGTGCAGTATGCAACGCTAACCATCGGGTCGGCATAGCAACAGCTAACCATCAGCATTGCTATTGTAAAAAGAATCATTTTCATGATATAAACCTCCATGGCACTATTAGCGAATCTAAAAGGCCATCTATAAATTTATGTTGGTTAACTGTCGATGGCGTATCTGACTGTCTATTTTCGTACATATCCGTGACGAGGCATTTCATCCACTGTTTGCTAGTTTCGGGCATTGCTGCTGCTGTTGCATAGCCTGCCACATAAACAACTTCAATAACATTAGGGCCATCAAGTAGGTCGGTAGGCCATTCGTAGTCATCAAGCAAAATGATAGCGCCTGAGTCTGTTTTAGCCTCTACCCTGTACCATGTTGAGAGTATCGTAGTCCACACTGAGGACTTATTAAGATACTTAACGCTTGTGACCGTCTGCAAAGGTGGCTTCTCAAGATTGATGATACGCCCCCTGAATCGGTCAAAGTAAGCTGTGTAAGTGGTTGTCAGTGCTGTGCGGCCTGTTTTATGCTCGAACTGCTCACGACTAGCCTTGATTAGTGCTTCAATTAGCCCGTCATCGTCATCATCCACAACTTTTAGCCAATTTTTAGCGCCTGTACCTGTTGAATTATCAAGATCAAACGGTTCGGAGGTAGGAGCGACTGTTATTTCCAAATTCATTTCTTCGCCTTTCTCGTCTTCCGTTTGATCTTAACAACTTTTTTAACTGTTTCAGGCTGCAAAATAGGCATAACTTCTTCATCTTCAAGACGAACAGCACGACCATTAGCGATTAAAGCCTCACCTATGAGGTATGGATAATCGACGATGGTTCCTGCAAGCCTGCCTATTTTACAGAGTAATAGCATTATACGATCTGTGTTCCTGCTGGTGCATAACGATTGCCTGAAAGAACTGCAACGGCTGACACAAGTGTTGCTACTTCGGGGTCTGACAACTTCAACACAAGATAGGGGTAGCCGTCAGTGAGATCACATGCGTCAACTTCAATAACATATGTGATGCTATTTTCTGTTGATGTTGCAAAACCTGCTGCGGCTACTGCTGTACGTGCTCCGAGTGTGTCTCCTGCTGCGGTTTCTTCTTTGTAAACAGAGAAGGCGATAGCTGTCTCAGTTGTACCTGCGGCATCGTCGGACTCAAACAATGTCACCGTGCTTGCTGCACCCGTTACGCCAAGCGTAAGAATGATCGAGGCATGTGCTGATTCCTTCATTGAAAAATAGTCTGATTCCACTGCTCCCCCGTTGATGTCAACAGGTGGGAGAATATTTACAATGTGTGCTTCTTCTGCTAGAACTGCTCTTTTCATTTTAAAATTCCTTTCAATAGGGGGCAATTAAGCCCCCGTAATAATTATCCTCTTGTTGCAAGGGCCACAAATGGGCTCTGTGTGACTGCGGAGTTAAGAGGGGTGATTGCTTTGTCAAGTTTTGGCTGACCATCGAAACGCTTGCTAAATTTGAATACTGATTGATCTGTCAAGAACTCAACATGTATTGATACATTAGACTTGATGCCTTTTTTCTCAATACCCTGATACTGGCTCATGTCTGCAAGGATGATGTCGCCAACGGTTCCAAGTGTGGCGCAATATTCGGATGGGAACATAGGACGACCGAGAAGCATACCATAAGGAGCGTCTTTAATCTGTCCGCCTGGAAGCCACAAGTTAACATTACCCTGAGTCAATGTCATGAGCTGTGGAAGTGCATCCTGATTGTAATACCATACTGAGTTACCAACGGTTCCGGCAAGCTGACGTGAATACATGTTGAAGAGGTTCAACGCCGTGATAGTCTCTTTTGTCTGTGAAGTTGTCTTTGCCTGTGATACGAGACAGGGGGATTTAAGGATACCGAGGGGCTGGCCTTTACCTGTACCATTAAAGATCTTGTCTTCAATGTTAAGCTCAATAGCTTTTGGCACGTTCTTATTGATGTATGCAGCCATCATATCCATGTCTTCAAGCATGTCATCGGTAACATAAACAAGGCCATAGACCTTGTTCAATTCAAGACTCATCTGCCTAAACTGTGGTTTGCTTGCTGTCATTGTTGGTGCTTCGTTACCCCAATAAGAGATAATACCGCCAGCCACGGAGCCACTAGCATGTGAACTTGCGTCTGCTGCGGGGATCTTTGCGCTGTTGCCCTGTGTGAGGGGGAGCATATCAATCTTAGGAAGGACATTACCACCGATCATGCGTGGAGCCTGATAGATTTCACTGACTACGTTTTCAGGGAGGAGGAATCCACCGTCTGATGGTACAGCCTCACTAAGTCCTGTGGCTGCTCTGTACTGTGCAAATCGTGGATCGGCCTGTTTGGTTACAGAAGATCTGAGTACTGCTGAAAAGAAGTCTCTTGATGTTTCAAAAACATTCTTCGCTCTGTTTTCACCAACAGTAATATCAGATCGTGTGTCAGTGTCAACAGGCTTTGTAGTTGGCTGTGCAAGTCGTGTCTCTGTAGCTGACACAGAGGCGTTCATTGCTGCAAGCTTAGCAGATCGTTCTTCTTTGGCTGTGATAGCGTCTTCGATTGTTTTTACTTCTGCAAGTGCTGCGTCAAATTCTTTTTCCTGCTCTGCGCTCATTTCTGATACTTCGCCGAGGGTTCTTGCTCTAAGCTGTGCTGCTAAAAGCTTTGCTCTAAGTTTTTTCATTGTTAAAATCCTTTCCTAGATTTTGTAGGCTTGTAGCAGCCTTTTTGCTCTAGCCGCTCGTTTGACTGCTAGATAGTTCTCTTTTTCAATTCTATATCTGTTAACACCGTTGCGTGCGCTGATATCTGTTTCAACGTATGCGGGATAAGTAACGGGAGACACATCGAATAATCGAAGGTCTTTGATTGTTACGCTGTCACCCTCATCCCCGAAAATCCATTCTTCTTCTATTGAGATAAATCCGAAACTCATCTGTGATATGTCTCCACGTTTAACAGACTCTTCAAGATCTTTAGCGTAGGAGGTATTAGGCAGTTCAAGGCGTATCTTCAAGCCTATGTCATCAACTGATAATTGCAGGGTCTTAGAAGATGTTCTTCCTAGTATAAGGTTAGGATCATGATTAATTAATGCCCTAACATCGTGGCCTTCTCTGATTGCTCTGTCAAAAGCTCCGGGGGCTATCTGCTCACGAAACCAACCGCCAATATCTGCAAACGTATTAAATACTGCGGCATGTCCTTCAAGAACGCCATCTGTCTGTGAGGCTCTCATGTCAAACTTAACTGACCGCCTTATAACTTCATTCCGTTGCTTCGGCATCAATAGCCTCCGTTTCATTATCCATGTCATCTGTATCATCTGCGGGGGTGTTTTCAGGGGGTTCTACGGCCTTCCCAAGCTTTTCTATTGGCACATAGTTCAAAGGAGCTAATAGAGAGTCGCCGCCTGGAAGGGGTGGAAGGTCAGACTGTGCTCTTGCCTCATTGGGTGTAAGTTGTGATGAGTTAATAAGTATTTGGTTTGATTGCGCCCTTTCAAGGGAGCTTGCTCTCAACAATGAATCCATATTAAATCTAGCGCAGTAAATACCGAACTCTGAATCTTTAAATAGTGAGCGTTGTATCGCCTGCTCTATACGTTTGAGCCATGGCAGCATAGTCAACTTCATGAAAGAGCTATACATTTCCTCAACATTGCTAAACTTCATCTGTTCCATGTTGCCTGCAAGGTGTGCTGGGTAACGATATATTGAAAGAATCTCTTCTTTGCTGAACTTGCGAGACTCTAAAAACTGAGCTTCATCCGCATTGACAGATACAGACTTCCAATCCATGCCCTCTTCAAGCAGAATGGTTTTGCCTGCTTTGCCTGGACCTGAGTAGGCAGCCTTCCACGATTCGATAAACCTTGATCGTGTTGCTTCGTCTTTCCATTTCTTGTCTCTTGTGAGTATGCCTGAAGGACGACAACCGTTAGATGTAAACTTTGAAGCAAATCTCTGTTGTTCTGAGGCATGATTAAAGACTTCTGATGATATCTCAATCGGGGAGAGTCCAAGGAAGTTTTCGACCATCATGATGTCTTCATCTTTAAAAGCATGCTCTTTGTTGTCTTTATCTTTGTACAGATAGATAGGGTAGCCCAAAGGATCTATGCCGTATTCCATTCTATCAGGGTTGAGATTGTGTAGCTCTACGGGATCGCCAAAGCCGTTGCGAATAATCTGAGTAGGACACTTACCACGAAGGAGGGCAGAGCCTAGAATCTGCTCAATAAATTGGATCGGGGTCTGTATCTTGTTGGGCTTGTGTTTTAGAAGGTATGCGAGAGGGTGAGTATTATCGACTGAAGGAGTCTTGCTGTCAGTCTTCATGATGTTAATTGGGAGTGATCCGCCTGTCTCCGAAATGCCTTTAACAGCTGTATGGACAGCTGATTGCTGAAGAGCAGAGAACGCAGAGGGAGCAACGTCCATTAATATATCCATGGTTTCGATGTCGCCTGCGTGGAGGGTAATGCCAAAGATGGAGCGGAGAGAGTCGTAAAATGACAAAAGTTTACTCCTTAGTCAGTTATTTTTATAACTACACGGAATAATACACTTATGTTTCGCACATTGTCAAGTTACTGCAAAAATAGTTAATATCTTTTTGCAAAGTACAATCTTATTTTGCATATTGCCAAATAAAGCCTTTGCAGTGTTTTGAATACCCAAGGCAGCAAGACGATATTCCCCCTATACTTTTTAGCCCTATCGCTTTCGCTGCCTCACCCATAGATTTATATGAGCCTATAAGTGCGCCGCTTTTAGTGTATTGGTCAACAGCCTTACACCTAGTCACACAGCCTTTTCTATAGTTCTCTTCCCACGTCATGAGCTTTATGTTGTCGAACGTATAAGGCAGGTTATCGTCCGTTCTATCAATAGAAGGAACAAGAGATTTAATAAATCCAGATCTAACCCATTCGTTGTACAGCCTATCAAATTTAGGCTGCGAATTAAGCCATGCCGTTAACTCTTGGTGCGTGTATGCTGGCAGGGGGTGGTCTCTCCACCTTGAAGATGTTATCTGTGTACTATAGATCTTTTTGGTTAGCTGATGCTTAGATAGTTTAGCTGGCAAAATTGCACCTTTCCCGTAGTTTCCCGTAGTTTAAGTGTGAGGCAGCATGTAAACTACGAGATAAACATGCTACCTCACTACTATATATATTCTCAAACTGTACCATTTAAAGCTATTTGTGGCAAGTAATGCTAAAGTGCCGTTGCTCCGTAGAATGGCATCGGGTTTGCGTGGTCTTCTATGTCAGCTTCTAGCCTGTCTATTGCCATAATCAATGCTATTATTCCATCAATCTTGCCTGTTGAGTTGGCTTTGCATAGCTTTATAGAGCCTGCAGGGTCTTGAGTTGCTACAGCGTTGGCAGCCATCCATTTAAGGACAGGATTACCGCCATGGTCTAGCTCCTCTCTGAGAACCTTTGTCATCAACTCACGGGTGGGAGCGTTCATACTTGCGTAGCCTTGCCCCATTGCGACCATCACATCGCCGCAATAGTCCTCTATTTCGTTTGTAATCTTACGAGCGCCCCATCTATCGAACGCTATTTCTCTCACGTCATAGTCTTCCATGGCGTTTTTGATATCGTTGATGATGAAGTTGTGATCTATTGCAATACCTGGTGTTGCTGTTAGATATCCTGCACGATACCATTCGGCATATAGCCCTCTGTTAGGATTGCGCTTATCGTGTAGTTTCTCTTCAGGTATGTAGCACTTTGCTATGGTCCTGATCTTCTGTCCTTCCTCAGTAGGGGGGAAACATAGATTAAAAGAGCTTATATCGAACGTATCAGAGAGATCTAGCCCACCATAGCAAGGCTTTCCTCGCAGGCTTTCAACATCTATAGGCTCATCTCCACAGGCCGCCCACTTCTCAGGCAGCATCCACAGAGTTTTTGCCTGCGTCCACACGTTAAGGTTAAGCCTTAAGAACGCATTGAGCGACGATGGATCGTTGATTACCTCTTGAACTGCCTCAACCATCTTGGCCATGTACTTGCTAACACCGAGATTAGGGTTAGCTTTAGCCCACACTGACGGGTCTTTCCATTCATCGTCATCGTCAATCGTGTAGATTATCCCGAAGAAAGTCTCATCTTGTATGATTCCTTGAAGTACTTGCTCGGCTCTCATGTGTTGCTTGCCACAAATAGTGTTCTCTTTGTCGAATCCTGCTGTAGTGATTGCAATTATAAGTGCTTGTCTTCGTGATCCTGTGGCCGTTCCGATTACGTCCCACAAGTCACGCCCCCTCCACTGATGAAGCTCATCACATATGGCGGCGTGTATGCTTAGCCCATCCTGAGTCTTCGGGTCTGCTGAGAGTGGTTTGAGTACACTGTTAGAGTGTGGATGGTGTATTGCATTACGATGAACTATCAGCTTACCCTTTAGTTTAGCATTGCTACTAGCCATAAAAGAGGCATCTTTGAATACAATCTTTGCCTGATCGGTCTTAGTTGCAGCCGTGTAAATCTGACCGCCCGACTCACCATCAAACATAGTCATGAATAATGACAGCCCACCACACATGAATGACTTGCCATTCTTTCGAGGCACCTCTATATAAGCCACTGTGAATCGTCTGCGTCTGTTATCTTTCCGCACCCAACCAAAGATCATGCTAAAGATTGCACGTTGCCATGGCTCAAGGACAAAGGGCTTACCGCTCCACTCGCCTTGCCAGTGTTTAAAGTGTGGGCATACGTCAATGAATAGCTGTGCTCTTGCCTCGTCGAACACGTAAGGATAGTCGGGAGACTTAGATTTTTTGAGGTCATCAATGTGGCGCTGACAGCAAAGCTTAACCCATTTGCAAAACTTAGACTTGTTTCTCTTAGATAAAACTTCCTTGATGTATTGCTTTGCTATATCCATATCAACTCACAGGGGCAAGTAGAGCGGCCTTTGCCTCTAAGCTGTCGAGGTCATCGCCCGATCCATTGCCCTTACCCCCACCGATTAGCCTTGCCCGTGACGATGGTGTCATGCCAAACTCTGTTAATATACGATACATTAGCATCTGATATTGCACTGAGGCAGTAACAGCTGGGTTCTTTTTGATAGTTACGCCACCGTCTCTACGCTCTTCTTCTATGGTGATTCCGTTTAGTTGCACATCCTCCTCAGCCTCTAGCCATCTTGAGCGATTTTTGCAGTAGTTCATAAAGGCTGTTAGGTCTACGGGAGTAATCAATCCCATCTCAAATAAGATAGGGCCAAGGGCTTTCCATTCCTGAGAGGCTACGGGGTCATCGTCGAATATCTTTGGAGGCTTAGGAAATGATGACATAGCGGGTGGTTTAGGCTCGTCGAGATTAAGCCCTCGATGTCCAGGACACCCTTGAGCCTTCTCCAATGCTGTTGGTTTTTTCTTATTTCCCATGATTCACCATATTATAAGTGTAGCACATTGCTACAGTGAAAGTTTGCAACTGCGTTTGCGTTTAAAAAAGACCTTAATCGGTACAGGCTCCAAGCCCCTCAAGAATTTGCCCCCGCCCTAGGGTATTTTTACCATAGTGCATTTTGCCTGTATCATTTTGCAACACTATGGCATTATGCCTTACTCTTCCCCCTCATGGCCCATAGCCTCACGCCATGCCTCAATAAAAGCTTCCTTCTCTTCCTCATTCTTCCAATTATACTTGATTGGTTCATCATCAGGCAGCGGGCAATCATTAGGGATATTCTTCTCGACTATCCGCAGCAGGTTGTTGCACCATCCATCACTCTCATTGTGAGGGCAGTCATAACAGCTATCAATCTTAACATTCAATCGCTTACTCATTGCCTAACCTCCAACGCTCTCACACGCTCATCTAATCGCTCTATCAGTCTTCTATTGCTATGTGCTGACACAAAGTAGTTGCCACCATAAAAAGTAAATGCAATCGCTATAAGGACAACTAACACAACAGGAACTATCTCATAGATTAAAGCTTTGTCGATCATGCTCTGCTTACTCGCCACTCTCAGCCTCCTTGAACATATCGGGATGTGCGTCTACCTTGCCCCATGTATCTCTAGCACAACGATGGCATACTTTGTAAGTTTCCCCACCGCTCGAACCATA